TTCGTAAACCATGCCAGAGCCGCCACATTCTGCACATGCAGTATGTCCGCCACTGATAACGCCTTCCGCCATTGTTTTGTCTTTTACTTTTTCAGCTTGTACTTTCTTAAGTTCTTTAACTTTAGATTTAGCTTCATTCAAACGAGTTTTTAGAACACGTTTTTGTCCTTCGCTTAATACATCGCTGTCATCAAGTGCTTTACCATACTCACTAAACTTCATTTCGTACTCTAAGTAGTGATATACTGAAGCAATATAGTCAGCGGCTTTGGTAATTTTAGCTTGTACCCAACCTTCTAACTGATCTTCATCTTGGATCTGTTGGAATAGTTTGTGGCTATAGTTGGCTAATTTGTACAAATCAGCTTTGGCCATAGCACCTTCGCGGTCTGTTTCTCCGCTTGGAAGGTTATCAGCTTGTGCTGACATGTCTGGTGGCATGCTGTTTTGTGCGTCTGGATTCATTTGGTCTAATTCTGGTGGCATGGTATGTAACTCCGTTATCTTTATATATTTAGCGTTTTAGGCTTCCGCCGGTTAGCAGATTTACGCCCTTCATATCTACAGCATTCTTTGCTGTACCGTCTTTGTTCTTAGGTTGTTTAGGTGGTTTGTTGTTATAAACAGCACCTACACCCACATTGGCAGCACTTGTGGCCCCTGCTGTGGCTGATTCACTGACTGGAGCACCTGTTTCATGTACTCCAATTTTCTTATCTGGATATTTACGTTCCAAAGAATTTGACACACGACTTGCTTCTTGACGTGAACCAAATACTTTCCATGTTTTACCATTGATGCTGACAGCATAGTTATTGGTTTCATGTCCTAATTCGTGTTCCATCTCACGACGTTTAAATTCACGCTTGCCTTGATCGCCAAATCCTGTACGATTGTCATAGTAATCACGACGTCCTTCCGCCACACCTTGCTTCTTGTTTTGCTCTATATCAGTAGGCTTAGGTCGTTCTGTTCTTGTCCATTTTTTATCAAATTCTGCCTGTGTCATTCTTCCATACATAACTTGATCTTGATCTAATTTTTTTTTATCACCATATATCTGTTTTAAAGAAACACGGCCCTCCGCCACACCTTTCTTCTTAGCAGTCTTGGCTGCATCCTTCCATGCCTGTGCTGTGGGTGCTTTAGGACTATCAGCATCTCTGCTAGTGCCTGCTTTTTTGCGTTTGTTCACATTGTAATACAGGCCATGTTTGGCAGCTTCTGTGACATCTTGTCGAATACTTTGATCTAAATCTGTCATTTTCATAATTTTTTCTCCCCAGTCATGTGTGGTAAACTAAACCACAACTTGAACCATTCAGGAGTTCCTGGTTTAATATTTTGTTCTCTTTGTATGCGGCCGTTTTCATTGCCAGTCACACTGATGTTGCTGCCTTGATTAACTCGATATTCGTGCAATCTTGCTTCGCCACCTAACCCGCCCATGCCTGATAAAATCTTCATTTCTTGTATAGGATCATGTGGGTCAAGATAGCAGTCATCTGCACTGTCTTGATTCAAATCTTGTGAAGTTATTCTATATTGTTTCATTTTAAACTCGAACGTAAAAACCAGCTGTGCTTTTTGTGTGCATCCTGGCGATCCGCAAAGAAATTACTGAGTCCATGATCACCTGCATTTTCAGCCATGGCAAACACAATCTTAAACATCTGTGCCATTTTCTCACTGTCAGCCAGCAATTCTCTCAGCATGTCTTGAAATCCAGGAACTTGATTCTCATCTTCAACTTTGCTCAACATACTGAACTTGCTGTAACTGGCAGGAGCATAAATTTGCAAAGCACGTAGTTCTTCTGCAAATTTATCAATTATTCCATATACTTCTTCGTATATTGTTTCAAACAACAAATGATTTTGATAAAACAACGGCCCTTCTACATTCCAGTGAAAGTTTTGTGCCTTTAGTGCAAATGCATATTCACTGGCAAATGCAGTTTGTAATGCTAAATGATATTTTTCGTCCACGTTAAACTCCGTACTTGTTCTTTTTGGGTTTTGCAATTGTGCTGGTTTTATTTACGTCAGCCATTTCTTCACTACGTTTACCGCTCCAATTTTCAATAGTTCCTGCACCAACTTGTAGTGCGGCTGCTTTGACCATTTCGTATTCTTCTTCGGTATATGAACTAATTAGCGGATCTCCACCGATCCAGTTATCAGCTTCCATCTTGGTGGGATATGTAGGTGAACCTGCCAGTGCAATTCCCATTCTGTAATTTTTATACATACTGCCAGTTGCTAGATTTAATCCGGGCAATGTAGTGGCGTTTTTCATTGCTGCTTTTTTTTCTTTATCTATCTTCTTTGTTCCGCCTTTGCCCAACTTGCCAGCTGATCCTTCTCTTAAAGATCTCACAATGTCATTAACTTCTTTTATTTTTTTAGCAGCTTTCTCTGGATATTTTGCCAAGTAATGTGCTACCAAATCAAAGAAAGGATGACCAGCAACCGGAGTTTCAGCAGAAACACCTGCGGCTTTTGCAAATGCTTTTCTATCACCATTGCGAACTGCGTTGCGTAATTCAGTAGCCGAACTCAACCGTGGAGTTTCTTGTTGTTTAATTTCGTCAAACTTGTAAAAACCGTGTGCGGCTTGTACCCCGTTATATTGTTGAACAGTTTTAGTAACCCAGTCTTCGTCTGTGAAACACACTAGAGTTTTAGTATTGGGATGCGATTTGAAACAATGACTAGCCAGTGTTAACCAACTTTGTTCAGCCATCAAATGTCCGCCAACTCCCGGCCATACCGTTTTCATAGCTTCAATTTTAATTTCGTATGGCAGCGGATCCTTTGGACCTTGAGTGTCTTTGTTTGTACCCACATACCAATAAGGCAATTTGCTGGCCATTTGCCAAGCAGCTTTGTGACCTTTATGCGGAGGATTAAAACGCCCGAATATAATACCAATTGTTGTGCCAGGTGTCTTTTCTTTTTCTTTTGCGGCAGTCTTTGCTTGAGCTACAACTTTGACTTCTGGTTTGGCTATTGTTCCGACTTCTTTTTCAGCAGTCTTGGCACCAGACTTCCTACCTATTTTAATAAGATCGTCGATACCATTTATTACGGCACTACCGGCACCTTCGAATATTTCTCTTAATTTCATTATGGCACCCATTGCGGTAATTCTTCACCGCTCTTGTGTTTTACTTTTTCTCTAGGAACAAATTTAGTATGCATATCACCACCTGTATCATATTGTACCCATCCTTCGGAGTTGAGTACTTTTATTTCTGGTGGTGCCATTTCTAACTGAGACAGCAACTGATTTTTAAGACCCATGATTTGTTTGACATATTTAAACACAATAGTCACTCCAGCTGGCACTGTGTTCACACGATTTCTAATATTGATTTTCATATTGTCGCTTTTAACCATACCAGCAGCACCTTGCTCAACCCAAGACATGAAGTCATCGCCTACATTGGCCAATTGACCTGATTTGGATTTTTCATTCATATAGCGATAGATAATGCCTTTAAAATTTGACACTTTATCAATAGGGCCAAGGAATGCTTCTATTGTTGCTTTGTCTTTTTTAAGACTTAGTTCGATAGAATCTATAGCTTTGGTATCTATTTGAGGTTGCTCTTTGGCATAATACGGACTTAGTACAATTAACTCTGTGGTAGGAGTCATATATTTTGTAAAATCTTGAACAGGTTTTTGTGAAGAGTCCGACGCACCAAATTCAGTAAAGCTACCGTGGGCCGCAATCATGGCCTGTGCACCTTCTGCAATACGTATACCTAATTCAGTATTGGTGGCTATGTGGTATTGTGTTTTGCTTTTTTTGTTAGGATTTAATTCATACACACCATTCACTTCATCGGGTGGGCTTGTAAATAATCCGTCAGCATAGAAATAAATTTCTTGTCCCTTTCTTGGAACTTTAGTTGCTGTTTTAAATATTTCGTATAGCTGACTAAATTCAATTGCAAATTGTTGACGTTCTGCTTGTTTCTCTGGAGGAAGCCCTGCTGTATCTCCACTTTTATTTAGGATGAAATTATAGATGCCGCGTACACTGGTAAAATCACTTACATCACTAGTACCTGTACCGCCACGGCTCCAGCCATTATGTCCGCATAGAATAAACTGACCGTCTTTAGTATAGCCCCAGTAAATTTGTGGAGCACCGTCCCATTTAAATCTAGTGTTTTCTGAACTTGCAGTTCCAGCCTTGCGTATATGCTCGAGAGCTTTGATTACGCCAGCGGTTCCGTTTAAAAATGCAAGATCTTCTACGTGGTTAAACGCCCGGCCAACTTTTGCCTTGACAGGTTCAACAGCTTCACGTATAAACAATTCTCTTAATAACACAATTAGTCCTTATACTTGCCATCGGCAATGTGTTTGCTAACTGCTTCTTTCATTTTTTTACACACTTTTACACACGTTTCTTCGTCTAAAGATTGTGGCAATTCGCGAATAGGATATTGTTTAACATATGCTTCGTAGCTCTTTTCCACAGCTGGCTTGAATACTGAGGAGTTAAATGATTGATTTTGCTTAGATCTGTCTACACATTTTGCAATGCTTGGAAACACATGACGACGATATACATTATCGTCATGGTTCATAAAATGCATCAAATCTTCAATGAGGTCAAAGTTGATTTCTCGCCCATTTTCAGTGGGACTGACAAAATCTAAATCGTTAAAATGTCTATTTTCTAATAATTCACGTATACGCATTATAAAGCCCAGTTTTTAGCAAAGATGGAAATATACTCCATCGTTGAAGTATTTATCGCAATCGTGTTCAGGCTTTATCTTTGATAATGCGTTCTACTTTGCTTATGCAGCCACCTAAATGCATCTTAGCCATTAGCAAGTTGTTATCACCGGTAATATAAAAGTAGCTACCGCCCCAACTACGTGGTTTTAACAGTGACTTTTTACAAGATTTAGTTAATTTTAACTTGCTGTTAGTATCAGCCCACTCTACGAAAGCAGTGCAATCTTGAGAAGTTCTACCAATAGTCACTCTGTAATCAAAGTTAATCTTGGGTAATATAACGGTATTAACATCTAACGCAGAGTTAACAGGAGGCTCACTTATATACTTTACCTTAGATTTGTCTATCTTGGCCAATTTATTCACATCGGTCTTGCTGTTAGTGTAAACATTGACCCACGGACTTTCGATACGCAGGTCAAAGTCTGTTAACAGTGATAATGTGTGTTGTAGTTTTAATGCATAATCTAGATCTTCCTTGGTTCTGATAACATTTCTATTTTTAAAAAACAAATAGTTGTCAGCGTCCCCAAAGTCTTTCTTAACCTGCTTTAAATTGTCCAACACCACATCTAAATCGTTAGATCTAAAAAAGCTCGCACCAGCACATACCAGTACAATTTTATACTGATATGTGCCGTAGAACAGTTTCTTAGTTAGCTTGTACAGCATTATCTACAATTTCAACTGACAACAGTGGAACCTTAAGTGTTTTGGGTTTTGCAGACAATACCAGTTTGTCATCCGCAACACTGATATGCAACCAACCGCCACCCTTCAAATCACCAAACAACATCATACGGGCAAGGTCACGTTTAATTTCCTTGTCAATAACACGTTGCAATGGACGAGCACCCATCTTAGAATCAAAGCCTTTGGTGATTAGCCAATTAGTTGCTTCTGCATTGATTTTAATACGAATGCCTTTCTCTTTAACTTGCTCACGCAATTCATCAATGAACTTATCAACAACTTTAACAGTTGTTTCTTTACCAAGTTTGTTGAATGTAATAACAGCGTCCAATCGATTACGGAACTCTGGTGTGAAGAATTTCTATAACTCTGCATCAGTGTAATCCTTTTCCTGACTACCAAATCCTATCTGATTCTTTTCGCTTGCTTGAGCGCCAGCATTAGTAGTTAGAATCAACACAATGTTGCGGCAATCTGCTTGCTTCCCGTTTGATCCAGTGATAAATCCATTGTCCATGATCTGTAGCAATACTGTGCTAACATCCGGATGTGACTTTTCAACTTCGTCAAACAACACCACTGCATTTGGATTTTCTTGAATCTGGGTAATTAACAAACCAGCATTGTCCTCAAAGCCCACATATCCCGGCGGGCTACCAATCAGCTTGGAGATACTGTGTTTTTCTTGATATTCACTCATATCAAACCGCAACAACTTAGTGCCTAGATGTTTTGCCAGTGATTTAGCAGTTTCAGTTTTGCCACAACCAGTTGGACCCATGAACACAAAACTACCAACAGGCTTATTCTCTACTTTCAATCCTGCTTGTGCAACAACAATACGATCAACAATTTCTTCAATGGCCATATCCTGTCCATAAACATCGGCCATTAAGTTGCCGTGTAGCTTGGACAAACTTACACTTTCTGCTTCCATAACTTGTTCTTCAGGAATAGTAGTTAATTTAGCAAGCTCGAATTGAATCTCACGTTCATTAATAACTCTTTCGTCTGCAAGTTTAAGATTGAATCGACTGCAAGCAAGGTCAATCAAGTCAATTGCTTTATCTGGCAGTTTCTTATCTGCAAGATATTTAACACTCAACTTAACAGCGGCTTGCAATGCATCTTCTTTAATTTTAACATTGTGGAATGCTTCGTAGTACTTTTTAATACCTTTAAGAATTTGCAATGTGACTTCTTGTGTTGGCTCGTCGATAGTAATACGTTGGAATCGACGCATTAACGCACGATCCTTTTCAAAGTGCTTGCGATATTCTTCCCATGTAGTTGAAGCAATAACTTTAATGTTGCCTTTGCTTAGTGCGGGCTTCATCATGTTGGCAAGGTCATTGGCACTGTTGCCTGCTGATCCAGCACCACTAATCATGTGTGCTTCATCGATAAACAACACAGTCTTGCCCTTCTTTTCCAAAGCCTTAATAACATGTTTAAAACGTTCTTCAAAGTCTCCGCGATACTTACTGCCAGCTAACATAGCACTAATGTCTAAGTTATAAACTGTGTAGTCTTTTAGAAAATCTGGTACAGCACCTTTAACAATGTTAAAAGCAAGGCCTTCTGCAATGGCAGTTTTACCTACACCTGGATCGCCAACAAGAATCACATTGTTCTTACTACGACGGCCCAATGCCAATGCAATGTTTTCAATTTCGTCAATACGACCGATGACTGGATCAATTTTATTCTTCTTAACTTCTTCGTTAAGGTTGGTAGTAAATGCTTGAAGTGCCTTGTTTGATTGTGGTGCTTCTTGCCCACCTTCCTCTGGCTCTTCACTTGTACTGCTTAAGAACTCTGCAAATTTATCACGGTCAATGCCAGCATCTGCAATAAAGAAATATGCCCAACTGCGTTTCTCGCCCATCATAGCAATGAATACGTCAGTGGGTTCGATGCGTTGCCGTCCGTTAAACAATACTTGTGTGAATGCACGATTAAGAACCCGTTCCACGCTTTGCGTTTTCTTTGGTTTAACAACTACGTCTTTGACAGTAATTTCGTTACATTCTTTGTGCAAGTAATTTGTCAATGCTTTTTTAAGTTTGTCTGGGTCAGATCCAAATCCCTGCAAGCAATTAGCAAACGATTCCTCCATAAGCATACACATCAATAGATGTTCTATTGTGAGATATTCGTGATGTAGTTTTTTGGCAGTATCGATAGCTTTTTCGAAAACTGCTTGTAAGTTATCACTTGGTTCTACCATTTAATTTCCTTTGTAATTGCATTAATATTATATTGTACACTATTGTTTCTATATGTCAACTTGTTCGACATGTATTAGTGATTGTTTATTTGGACGTCTAATTCTTTTAATTTTGCAATTAATACTGGATCAGTAATCATTGGCGTTTTAATATTTACAACGGATACAAATCGACCTTTATGCCCAGTATTTACATTTGTAAACCCAGTGCCGTGGCTGGCAAATTCTGCACCGCTTTCAATGCCTGCACGAATATCCAATTCCAAACGCTGGCCAGATAATGTCATTACAGTTTTTCTACAACCAATCATTGCCTCGATGGGACTAATATTAATAGTGGTATATAAGTCGTCGCCTCTACGACTAAAGTTAGCATCTGGTTGGACAACAATAGTCACATTAAGATTACCGCGTTGCATTTGAGGAACACTATCGTCGCCTAGTCCTTGATAACGAATGGTTTCTCCATGTGCAATACCGGGAGGAACATTGATAACAACTGTTTGATTCTTGCCGCTTGGTAATTTATAATTAGCTTCTAGTTGTTTACCAATATAAGAATCTAGCAATGTAATTTGGCATTGTATATTTAAATCTCGATTACGGCGAAGTTGTCTTCCAAACATGTCAGTAAACGGGCCGCCACCAAATGGGCCGCCACCACCAAACATGTGTTCAAATGGATCAAATCCGCCAGTGTGGAATCTTACTTGAGGACCACCCATGCGTTGTTGATCGTATTCGGCTTTCTTTTGAGGATCGCTTAGATTTTCATAGGCTACACTTATATCTTTAAATGTTGCTTGATCTCCACCTTTATCTGGGTGATGTTTATTAGCCAAACTTCTGTAGGCTTTTTTAATTTCGTCTGGGTTCGCATTTGGCTGAACCCCTAGTGTTTGATAGTAGTCAGTCATAGTATATTGGTCTCGTAAAAACAGGTCAGTTTCATAATAGTAATTATACTATCTTAAATCTGACCTGTCAAGAGTTTGATTACTTTTTCTTGTCCGGAACTGCTTCGCCTTCGACTTTCTTGTGTACTTTGATTTTCTTACACTCTTGTACAGGCTTGCCATCTTTGCCGTTGACAACCTTGCCGGCTTTGTCTTTTTTGTCTGTACATACTTCTTTCATTTCACCGCCTGCAGATGCAGTACCGGATAATACTAAACATAGACCTGCTACAAATATAACATTTTTCATTTTATTTTTCCTTATAGAACTGGTTGGTCGAAATCTGGTACAACCTTTTTACCGCCTGCGGTTGTACCTACTTGTGTTGTACCCCAATTTGGTGCTGAGTTAAATGCTGTTGAAGGGGAGCCTCCAAACCCACTGCCATTTGTGTTTGGTGAATTAAAACCACCCGGTGAGCCGTAGCCTCCTGACGAAGGTGAGCCAAATGCTGAAGTCCCGCCCGAAAATCCTGCTGTTGATGTGCCTGCACCGCCATAGTTGTTTCCTCCAAATCCGCCTTGTTGTCCGCTACCAAATCCGCCAGCAACATTACCAGCCATGTTGTTAGTTACTGTTTGATTGGTGGCAGTTGGGTTTGCCGCTGTACCTGCTAGTTTTTCCTGTGTACGACCAAATGCCGCAATACCTAAAACTGCACCCATTGCAATGTGGAATAAACCAGCACCCTGAAGCGTCAATGGATTCCATTGTGTAATCGGCATGTGCATAAATGCTTGTAGCAATGACCAACATACTGGAAATATTGCCATGTCTAATAAACATATTAACATGTACATCCAGCCCATTGCTGGACGCCATAGTTTTTGCATCCAATCAGTATTACTACTGCTATCTTTTTCTTTATCTGACATTCCTCGCTCCTTTTGGATTATATACTACTATTTAATCAAAATCCAAATAAGTTCTTCTTTGGTTCTATTAAAAACTTTTCCGCAATACTGGCACCTTTAGCTCTTACGTGAGCGTCTGGGCTATTCAACATATCATTAATTAATGCTGCTTTTGCCATATTCTCCATAGTTTTATCTCTAGATACGGATTTTTCAACATCGGGGTTAGACATCACAGCACATCCCGACAGCATCACAGCTACAATAACAACGGCAATTTTCATTTTACACTCTCGTATATTCGCTTTTGTTCAGTATACCATTCTTTCCAGCCGTCTACTTTAGCGGCACACTCATAATACATTCCGTAGTTTTGTACAACTACTTTAAGCATTTCTGTAATTGCAACTTTGTCGCCTTCTATCTTTTTAAGATTTTCACATCGTTCAACTAATGATTTAGGAACTTCAGGAAACTTTTGTTTTACTGTAACTGGAGTAGAACAAGCTGAAAGTAATACTACTAAAATTAATGAAATATACTTCATTTCTTAGGACCCTCGGCTGCTTTGTTCATCTCTGCGGCTTGATTATGAATATCAATTATTTCTTTGGGTACTGGACATTGTTCAATGTACTTGATAATTTCTTCTTTCTTTATTATTTCTCTATCAAGATATTTTGTAATGTATTCAGTCTTGCCTTTAATAACTTTAGTTTTTTCAACTATCTTTTGTTCTATAACGGTATTTGTTTGTTGTGATTTTTGTTCAGCAACTGCAACTCTTGCTTCGGCTTCTGCAACTTTTGCTCTCCAAGACATTTCTGTATCGTAACCGCCGCGTAGCCATACTCCCAACACTAATAATACAATACCAACAGGTTGTAGTACCTTTACATAGTTTCCGTAAAATGGAATCCACTTGCCCAGCCATCCTGCAAGTACTCCTGTAACACCAGCAACAATTATAACCCAATAAGCCCAATTTAAAACTGCATCAGGAATTAGACTAATCATCCATTGAATTTGAGCCATAGTTTATCCTTGTAGAACATGCATGGCGTGGTTGTAGTGTTTAATACGATCATCTAATCCCAACGTGCCGCCGTTAATACGTTTGGTCAATGTTAGTATATCTCCAGCATCTGCCCATTGATTCAAGTTGTTTGCTTCCCAGAACCAAGCGGCACTTTGAACGCAACCTTCAAAAGTTGTCAAATGCTCACTAGCTTCATCCAAACTAATTTCTAAACTTTGTGCATATCGTTCGTAGTTGCTCTTGCCAGTTAATTGAATTAGGCCACGGCCGCAGAACTTCCAACCATCTCCTGATTCTTCTGGCCCGTTGCCCATGCGATTTGCATAAGCACGATTGGCAATGCGTTCTGGTTGTTGTGCATACTGATTCGCAACTTCCATATTGGGGAAATATTTTGGCCAAACTTTACAAAGGCTTGCTGCCTTGTAGTTTAAATTTTCTTTGATTGCTTTGTACCCACCAGACTCATGTGCTGTTTGTGCAATAAAGGCCGCCACTCGTGGAACTGTGTTAATATCGTAATCTGGTAATATTTGGGCCAGTGCTTCATACCAGTGTTCGGCATACGGGTTTTTGCCAATAATTTCTTCCAGTTTGTGTTGGGTAAAGTTGAATTCAAAACTCATTGTTATTTCCTTTCTAGTGCAACGGCCCAGCCGTTGTGTTCAAATATAAATGCATTGCCGATTTTATTAATATTATAATTGCCAATAATTTTAGTTAGGAACATAACTTCGGCTATGTCTTTACTTTCTATCATCATTGGGCCTTTGATTGAATCGTATACTTGTTGTTTCGGGCCACTTTCGAGTATTTCGAATTTGATAGGCCCGCTATATGTACGTTGGAATAAGATAGATTCGTCGAGCAATTTAATATCGTTTGCATAACTGTTGACAAAAAATTCGCTAAAGTTATCAATCTCATTACGTTGGGTTGCAATATCGTAAGATTCTTTATCTACCGGAATGATAGCACGTAGATTTTCTTCTGTTGCATCTTGACTTTTAAAGTTCTTAAAATATCTAAAACGCATATAGTCGTGACCAGTTAATAAATTGACACCTTTAATAATTTCTGATATTTGATCAACCAGATGTCTGCCGCGTTCTAATTCAACAAAAACTATATAGTCACCATCATCAGTTTCGCCAGGTGTAATGTCCGCATCCAGTACAAAGTCATACCCCATCTCGATAAAATTTTCAAGATCTTTAGCAGGGTCTTCTTGATCAACTGTGAAGCTCAACACAACAACTTCTTCGTCATTGCCTATTTTACTTTTATAGCAGTCGATACCAAACACCTTTTTAACAAGGTACTTTAAATCATTTGCTCTTAGACTTTCGTTTATATTTGTCATAATAATCACATAGGTGCTGCTGTTGCACCTGCTGGCGCCGCGCCACCTGCTGGTACTCCTGCCATAGCTGGGCCGGCCGCCGGCATCGGTGGTGGTGTTGTGGGTGCTGTTGGAGATCCAGCCAATGGTGTTCCTGGTTTAGGAGAAGTATCACCTTTTTGCTCGGTCTTCATCTTGTCCATGTATCCGCGATAAATGTCAAATGCAATTTTCTTGGGCATTTGTATTTCAACAATCCAAATAGGTTTGCGATCTAACTTGCCTTTTTTACTGCCAGGACGAAAATCTTCGTGAGTACGAATTTTACGTGGTTCAAGCAAGTGGCTTTTTTGATACTTGATTTTACAGCCCAAATCCATAAGACGCTTACCTGCATCTGGGTCAGGCATTTTATCTTGCGGCCACATAAAAGCGGCAGTGATCCAATGACGATCTACTTGCGGGCCATAGGCTAATTCGCCATCTTCCCAGTTCTCGTAGACGTATGTGTCCATCTCATCTAGAACTCGTTCAAAGTCTTTTAAAACAGCAAGGCTGCTATTATTTTCATACAAATCTTGTATGTTTTGTATCACATCTAGTATATCATGCATTTTATAAGTCCCAGAATCTTCTATACTTATTTAGCTGGTTCAAATCCATAACGTATTAGTTTATTATTTTAGGGATAGAGTAAATACTTGTGTAGAACCACTGTAGTTATCAGGGCGGTCACTACACGTTCTACTTTTTTCCATAAAAGTAGGAGCAACTTAGATGAGTAAACAACGAGTAACGCAACGAGTGAAAAAACGTTTTACATCAGAAGTTAACATAATTGACTTTCAACCATATCTACCCCAGAAGAAGCAACGTGTTGTTATTTCCGCACGTAACGCTAACCAGAAGATATACCTC